AAATGGCAGTTAATCAACCATAAGAATAAGGACGGAGAATGGTGTGTTAACAATAGTTTAAAACCTAAAGAGAATAAACTTACAAAAAAAGACTTTACAGTTTGTCCATTGTGCACTGATTCAAATTTTGGATACTGTTTAAACAAGGATTATGAAGAACATAAGAAAAGGTTTCATCCTAATGATGAAATTTTAACAGAGTTAGATTACATACATGAACATCAATCAGCCTACACAACAAAAACATTTTGGAAACATGATCCACATTATTCAAAATTTGCATAAGTTTATATGTATGTAAATATTATATAATATGATTTGTTTTCTAAGAAAATTGAGATAAATCTTGACAAAAAAGATGATATTATACATTTAGAGCCAATCAGTGATATTCATATTGGACATGCTGGTTTTGACGAAGGTTTGTATAAAAAAAGAATTGCTGCAATATGCAGAGACAAGAACAGATACACATTCTTTGGTGGAGATGCACTTGATGCAATTACAACTTATGATAAAAGATTCAATCCTGACATGAGTCTTGAACATGACATAGACAACCAAAGACAAAGATGGCAGGATATGACACAAAAACTATTTGATATTAACAACAAACAAAAGAATGAAAAGATTTGGGGATTCTTTCACGGTAATCATGATTACAAAATACCTCAAATCAGTAGGGCATATTTGGAAAATACTATGTGTACACCTAACAATCTTACATTTATGGGAAGCCGTGGAGTGTTAGGACTTGAAATAAAACACAATAAAAAAATATTAGCCCAATGGTCTATATTATTTATTCATGGCAGTGGTGGTGGCAAGCCAGAAAGAATGATGGAACAGATGAAACATAATGCTTACTATGATGTATTCCTATGTGGTCACTTGCATCAAAAGAGATATCAGCCTGAACTGGTATATGACTTTGACTGGGAGAGTGGTAAGACTTGGGAAAGAGACATTCATCTAGGCAATACAGGAACATTCTGTAAAACTTTGATAGAAAATACAGATGGATATATGGATAGAAAGAATGAGGTTATAGGATCACAGATAGGTACAATGACACTATCATTTAATGCTGAGGAGGGAAGTATAAGTGGTCATATCTAAACCAGTGAGAAAAAACAAAAAAACTACTAAAAGTTCAGTATTAATAGAACCACCTAGAAGAGTATCAACTCATGATAGAATTATAAATGTTTTAAAAAAACATAAGAATGGATTACCATTGATTGAAATACAGTATGAAGGTAATATAAATAGTATGGGCAATTTACATCATACAATAGTATTTATGGTAAGGGCAGGAGAAATATATAAAGAAAAATGTTCTCATTGTAACAGCACTGAACTATATAAACTGAACATATAACTCTTGTATAATTAGACAAGTTTATATTTACAAAGAACCAAACATCCATATGTTTATCAATATTTGTTGGACAAAAGACGGTGAAACTAAAAAAACACTTATGGCTATAGAAAAAGCAACTCATATGGTTCAAGAACTAGAAAATAAAGGCATTAAAACTTGGTTTGAAGCAGAAAAAATTACTGCTTAAATACAAACCTACTCAATACTCATTTTTTTAATATTCTCATCTCTCTCTCCAAATATAGTTACATAATTAATTAACATTTTTGTGCCTAGTATTTTCTTTTTTCAACTTTTTTTCGTGACTAATTTGTTAATTAATTAATTAACTTTATTTTTCCTGTACTAGACTATCTGTATTTTTATTTTTTTTCGATACACATATATATCCATAAGTTAATTAACTCTTATGCAATTTAAGAAAACCACTACAATATCAATAAGTCCAAGCATTGTACCAATATTTGAGTCATTTGACAACCTCAGACCAAAAAATACTTCGTTTAGTTTGTTCCTTGCAATGGCAGTAGAAGAGTATGTCAAATCTTACAAGAAAGTAACTAATTCAAAATATCCTAGAATTATGGACAGGATGGATTTATGGCATGATTGTATTAAGGACTTGACAAATGATGACTTGGTTAAAATTAATAAAAAAGTAATGCAATTACAAAACAAATTAAGAATGGAGTTGGAGAGTAGGGTATGACTGATTATGATAAAACAATAGAGTATACAGACTCGGCAAAAATAGATGTGTTAAAACAAGCATTAACAGACAATAGATATACTGATGTTATAGATAGTCTTAGACCAAACAGTACTATGTCAATAAATCCTTCACAAAAAGGATTCATAGACATATATTTACAATATCCAAATGACTTTTTAGATTCTTTACGTGAAGCTATCTACCAAGTAAAGGCACAAAAAGATACTAACTTGGAATTAATTCGTTCTTCATTTGCTGATATCAAAATAAATCTTATTGGTGAACTATTGATGAACATGCATGATATAAACACCAAGCATGAAAATACTACTGTTACATTTGAATGTCAAGTTTTAGCAACTGATTCTCCAAAATCTTATATCAAAGAGGCTAAATTTGATTGTCCTCTATGTGGACAGGAAGACGAAGCTAAGTGTACTATTGATAGAACCATAGTTGTTCCAATATGTTCTAATCGAACATGTAAAAAGGCAAAAATGTTGATACGAACCAGTGAAATGATTACAGATGACATACAAACTATACTCATGCAGGAGCCAATGGACAAGAGTAAAAAGAGTTCCCCTGTCATATTTACAGGTAAACTGGTAGGCAAATTGGTAAGAACTTCATACGTAGGTCAGAAAAAACTCATCACAGGTCTGTTTAGAACTGCTGTTGACTTTAAGAAGAATGAACATGAGGTGTTTATAGACGTGATGTCAGTACAGGATATGGATGAAAACAAACCAACATTGCCTGATGAGACTGAGATTAAGCAGCTTACTGTTGATTCAAAACAGGACGGATTTATAGACAAGATAATAAACTCATTTGCACCAGCAATATTTGGATATAATGACATCAAGTTAAGCATATTATTGCAGTTGGCAGGTGGTGTCAAGACACAAAAGAGAGGAGATATCAATTTATTTTTAATAGGAGATCCAAGTATGGCAAAAAGTGAACTGTTGAAATTTGCAAGCAAATTGGTTACAAAGTCAATTTATACAAGTGGTAGAGGCAGCAGTGCAGCAGGATTAACCATAGGTATTGTTAAGATGGGTGATGGAAGAAGTATTGCACAGGCAGGAGTATTGCCTATGTGTGACGGTGGACTAGCATGTATAGATGAGTTTGACAAGATGGGTGAACAGGATAGAAGTGCAATGCATGAGGCTATGGAGCAACAGACAGTAAGCATAGCAAAGGCAGGTATAGCAATGACACTGCCAAGTCGTACAAGTGTACTTGCAGCAGCAAATCCAAAATGGGGAATGTATGACAGTGACAACTCACTAAGAGATAACATAAACGTACCAGCACCATTGTTAAGTAGGTTTGATTTGATATGGCTTATTCAAGACAAGGTAAATATGACAAGTGACAGACTTAAGGCAAACCATATTCTTGAGTCATTTGAAATGTCTATGGGTGACAGTTGTTATTTAAAAGAGGATGACTTGTCCAAATATATTAACTATGCAAGAACATTTAAACCAAAACTCAATGATGATGCAAAAAAAACACTTTTAGATATTTATGAAAAGATGAGGAACGTAAGTTCAAAGAGTGACATACCAATAGGTACAAGACAGTTGGAAGCAATAGTAAGACTTAGTATGGCATATGCAAAGTTACATTTCAAAGAAGAGGTTGACAAGAATGACATTAATATAATAAGAATTTTACTTGAAAAACAATACGAGTCATTTGGAAGCAGTATCAGTCAAGGTGGTGTACAGACACAGATATTTGTAGACGGTAAATCTGTAAAGGAACATGATGTATTAACTGTATGGAACTCTTGTAAAAATATAGAAGGCAATGTAAGACTAAGAGAATTTGAGAAAGCATTGATAGACAGTGGTATGACCAAAGAAAAGGCAGAGGCAACTATATCAAAGTGGGAGAATAACAATGCTATCAAACTCAACGGTGACGGCACATATACAAGAATATAGTAAGATTAATATTGAAGTAAAATTATTAGGTTACTGTGATGGTTGTTGAAGACGACTCTATCGAGTCAGATAATACACTGGAAGAAACTCAGACTCCCACGGAAACAACGGAGATAGCATCAGTTGATCTAGAATTGGGGGTAGATCAGCTTAAAGGTGTAGGTTCTGTCACTCAGAAAAAATTAGAGACCTTCGGTGTAACCTCACTCATAGACCTTTGTATTAGAGGTGCTCAAGAAATCAAGGAAATTACTGGTGTTGCTAAACCAACTTGTGATTCTTGGGTGTTTCAATCACAAAAACTGTTAGAAGATAACGGTATTATTAGAAAAAGTGATATGAGTACAAACGAACTATGGGAATATCAGAAAGCATATCCTGTCATTTCAACAAAATGTGATGAAGTTGACAACCTGATTAGTGGTGGCGTAAGACCAGAAGCAACATATGAGGTATATGGAGAATTTGGAGCAGGAAAGACACAGTTTTGTAACTCTCTTACAGTTGAGACAATCCATGATGGAAACAATGTCATTTGGATAGACTGTGAAGATACATTCAAACCAAATAGAATTGCTGAGATGTTAAAGGCAAGAGAGTATGCAGAAAACGACGAAGAGGTAGGTGAACATCTTAATCAAATTACCTACCTATACTGCCCAAATACAGAACAACTAATGGGAACAATCAATGGTCTTAGTAAGATATTGGATGATAAGAAACCTAAACTTGTAATATTAGACGGAGCAATAGGACAGTTCAGAGAAGAGTATCTAGGAAGAGGAACATTAGCAGAAAGACAAATGCAGATAGCAAGATTAATGAGTCATATTAAGAATATATCTTTTTATTTTAGATGTGCTGTAGTGTTTACAAACCAAGTACAGAGTGATCCAAGCATGATGTTTGGTGATCCTATAAAACCAATAGGTGGAAATGTGGTAGCACATGCAAGTACATATAGATTATACTTTAAGAAAAGTGGAAAGAAAAGATTAGCAAGAATGATAGACTCTCCTGAGCATGCTATGGCAGATGCTGAATATATTTTAGATGCTAAAGGCATGTCCAATGTCGAGTAAGAAAGAAGAAAGTGAAAAACTTAAAAGAAAAATTGCTTCAAAAAAACAATTCGATTTAAAATGCAAAGTTTGCCACAAAAAATATGGAAAATTTTTTACCTTTCATCACAAGCAATACATTGAGGGAGAGAAGATATACAAGGACTTTAAGACAACCTATGACTACAACCTATACATATTGCCAATAGTTGACAAAGATCCTAACCGTTTTGCCCTCCTTTGCAAGGGACATCACACACTTGTAGAGAAACTTAAACGATTCAAGTTAGATAAATTAGAAAGACTGTTCAAACTAGTAAAGGAGAGCAAGTAATGGAAATAATAGGACAGGGAGAGGTGGCTGCATTAGAGATAGTCAAGGATATATTTGGTAACTCTTCTGAATATCTTACTCAAGTCAAGCTATCTGACATGGTTTCTCCTGAATATCTTGAGACATTCAGCGATAGGCAGTTAAAAGAAACAATAGATATAGT